TGAAATGCATAATTGCATCTGGTTGATGTCTCATGATTAATTCACGAAGGATGTTTGCATCACCATATCCAGTCCATGGAATGATTTTCAAAGATGCATCTTTAACTCCTGTGATTTTTCTGATATCAGCTCCTAAATCAATTTCCTTGCCTTTTTCAGGATGGTCAACTGCGGCTCCTAACTGAACCCAATCATATTTATCAATCGTACCTGTAACTAATTCTTTTGAAACTGTTGCAATACCTGATGACATTCTTAGGTCATCGGATAACAGTAGAATCTTTTTCTTTTCTGCCATTAATATGTTAATTTAAATTTTAAATATTTGAATATCGTCTACGTGAAGCCCATACTACTCGTTTACTACTACCTATCATTTTTTTCTTTGCTACCAATTCATTGAAATTACTTCTTAATTGGTTTAATTGTGGTCCACTATTACTACTTGTACTCATACTGTTTCCTTTTAAAATTGGGAGCCACTTTTTTCGAGCTCTCCATAATTGTTTATTTCATTTTGAAACGTAGTATCCTCTACATATTTATTAATCGAACGATTAACTAATTTTTGTAGTGTAATATTTGAATCAAATGAAATTTGTTTAAATTTTGAGTAAACATCTTTTATGATTTTTACCGTTGTTAACTTTGTATTTGCCATAACTCCCTATCCTTTATTATTATTGTTATGTATAAATATATAAAAATATATAAAAGAGTAAATTATATGGAAGTTTTTTAGAATATATTATCTATGTCCATGCAGGACACAATCCTCGTTCTTTAAATTCACACCAGTCACAGGGTTTTCCTTTCTTTGTAGGATATGTAGTTTGAATTACATCACCATTTTCACCATATACAGAATCAACAAAGAACTTAAATGAGTTCCATGCCATGTTCATAGATGGTTTACCATTTGCAGGTACGAATTTAGATATACGTGGTATTGGATATTCTGAATCTTCTGGTATCTTTCGTTTAAGTATCTGATATTCTACTTTTATTTTTGATAAAGGAATGTTGTACTTATCTGAGTAGAATTTCTTATACAATAGCATTTGTGATGTTTTAACCTTATCATTCTTTTGATACGAACTCCAACCTCGTGTTGCAGTTTTTAAATCAATGATAATATATTCATCCTTAACCTTATCTCGTAATAGAACATCAATGTAACCGATGAAATTTACACCAGGTTTGATTTCGGCATCCAATCGTTGTTCGATTGCTACTAATTCAAATCCACTTTTTGCGTAAAGTTTATCTAATTTAGAAGTAAAGTATTTTAGTATCTTCTTACCATCATCATAAAATTCACCAAGTTCTTCTTGAGTACATGGGTCTTTATTTTCATTTCCTTCCTTCTCCTTTTTGAATTGTACTATAAGTGTATCAAACAATAGTTTGTTAAGGTCTAATTCAAGTGCTTGTTTTTTGGATACATTATACATTACATCCAAAAAGTGTTGGATAACTTCGTGCATAGATGTACCAAAAATCAAGTGGATGTTTGTATTAGAAATACCCAACTTATCGATATACTTTAATTTAAATTGTTGTTGACATGAACTATACATACCAAACTGACTATAACTTACTCTTGCCATATTATAACTGTTTTATCGTTTACTCTGTAAAGATACAACTTTTATTTGGATTTACCAAATTTTATTGAAGATATTTTTGAAAATAAAAAAAGGGAGTATTTCTACCCCCTTCATTTAATTATATTGAATCTTAGAATTTGTATCTAAGAGAAGCGTTCCATGTTCTTCCAAATCCAAACCATACTGAGTTCTTTACATCTACACCATTCCATGTAGTAGAATCACCATCTGCGTGAATATTAGAATTAGATTCTGCAATATAAACAGTATCAAATAAGTTATTTATGTTTCCTCTGAAACTAAATCCTTTACCGATTCTAACTGTTACACCACCATCTACTAAACCATACGAAGGAAGTTTTAATGCTCCTTTGTTGTCTGGTCGTGTGAATTGTGAATCTGTAATTGAATAATCGGCATACAATCCATCTACGAATCTGTATCCTAAATCTAAACTTACAATTCCCATTCTATAATCTGCTGATATGTTAGATGTGATTTGTGCAGCATCTCCAACTTTTGAACCTTCGGTATATAGAGTACCAGTTCCAATTGATTGTTGGTTATCATCAAATAATTCTGCTTCGAAGTTCTTTGTATATTTCCAATCACCAAGTGATAACATCCCTTTGAATGTTAAGTTGTTGTTTGCACGATACATACCTTCAAGTTCAAATCCCTTGTGTAATACATCTACGTTTCTAAATTGAGCAGTTCCATCAACACCTTGTTGGTTTGATAATGAACGTGTAACAAATCGGTTACCCCAAGAAGTAGAATATACATTTACATTGAAATCCAATTTAGAAGAAGTATATCCATATCCCAATTCAACTGAACGAATTTCTTCATTTTGTAAATCTGGATTAACATCGTTACCGTAGTTAGGGAATACTGCTCCAAATTGTGGTTGTCTTGAAATTACACCTGCGTTAAAGAACACATTTGATTTCTGATTAAGATTGTAGTTTGCACCACCTTTAACATAACCACCACTTTGATTTTTAGTATCAGATAATGGATTGTTTGGTTGGTCAAATAAATCTTCACGTTGGAATGATTGGTTCGATACACCACCTTGTAATACAGCGGTTAATTTACCATCATCATTATATTCAACTAAACCATTTACACCTTGCCATCCCACGTGACCAATATTGAAATAATCAATTTTAGCTCCGTTTTTAAGACCAGTGCTATTGAATGGCGATGCTTTAATTAATGTATTTACAATTTGTCCGTTTGAGTTTTTGTTACCAGTAGAGTAATAACCATCTAATCCCATTAAGTTGTTCAATACACGATAATGATATCCTGTATAATCACGTAAATCAATACCGATAGAATATTTCATCTTACCTTTATTGATTTCTAAGTTTGAGATTGCACCAATCCAGTCATGTGAGTTCATAGATGCTCTTCTTACAAGAACTTCTCTACTAACACCATCTTCTCTGAATCCATTAGAACCTATCAATTGTCCTTCAAATCCACCAATAGTTCCACTATAAGGAGTTGCTTGTGATTGATTACTTTCAATAATTGCATCAAAGTTAATTGTTCCATCAGGATTACGTGAACCTCTACCGTTTTCAGCGTAGTGTTGTGTTAAATCCTTTCTGTATGGTAGAATATCTGTTGTAGCGTTTCTATAATTGTTACCACGAGGACCAGTTCCACCCCCTCTTCCGGCTGAACCGTAGAATGATGTTGCAAGTTTAACATTATCTGAAATTTCATAATCCCAATTGAATGTTGCCAATGGTTTGTTATAGAAGTTTCTTCTCATACTGAATTCCTCACCGTTTAAAGTTCCACCGTTTGAATTCCATGTTCTATCAATTCCTGCAGAACCGAAGTTTTGGTAATCTCTAATAGATACCCATACATCTCTTTGATGATGCCATTGTGCAGCACCCAATAGAGAGAAGTTTAAATCATGTTTCGAACCTTCTGGTTTGTAACCAAGTGCGAAGAAATAAGTGTATCCAGCACCCGAAGTGTTTTGAATATATCCATCTCCTTGCCATTTTGATAACAAGTATGAAGAAGCCCATCCCGATTTATCTTTACCTGTATTATACGAAACTGTTGTTTTTAAGTAACCATCGTTACCAGACATTTGAGTTATCGTTCCACCTTTTCTTTTGTTAGCGGCTTTGGTAAAAATAGAAACCGTTCCACCTACCGAGGGAACAGCTAAACGAGAAGCACCAAGTCCTCTTTGTATTTGAATACCAGATGCAACATCCGTTAATCCTTGCCAGTTAGACCAATACACTCTTCCGTTTTCCATATCATTAACAGGTTGTCCGTTAATAAGGAATGAAGTGTTTGTTTGGTCAAAACCACGAAGTGATATACGAGAGTCTCCATATCCACCACCTTGTTTGGTAGCATACACACCAGGTGTAGTATTCATAATTTCAGGAAACTCTTGGTTTCCTACTTTTAAAGTAATATCTCTTGCAGAAATTGTTGATACAGCGATAGGAGTTTCCCTAACTTTAGCAATATCAATAACACCTGAAGTAACTACGATTTCATCTAAAAATTCTGATGATGGAACTAATTCCACCAATAATTGTGTTGTTGAGGTAACTGTTTTTGTTTCGTAACCTAAAAAAGAAACTACTAATATAGTCCCCTCTTTAACATCTAAACTAAAAACTCCTTCTACATCACTTGATGTTCCATTCGTTGTTCCTTTAACAACAATAGTAGCACCAGGTAATCCATCGGATGTTCCCACTTCAACAACTTTTCCACTAATTTGTGCATATGCACCGATTGATAATAACATCAATCCCATTAAAAATAATTTTTTCATTTTGAAAATTGTTTGCATTTGATTAATTTAATTTAATTTAATATACACAGAGTATCTCTACATACCCTAATGTAAGTGTTCTTAAAGTTTTAACTTTAATTTAGTGATTTGTTTTTTCTCAATACCATATTTGGTACAGATATACAATATGTTCTCTCTACCTTCTTTACTTGCATATAGTATTTCAACATATTCCTCTGCCTGTCTTGATGAACATTGGAAATCTTGACGTACTAAATCAATTAAGAAGCTTTCGTATTTATCAGTTTTCTTACCCTTTACGTATTTCATATAATATCTACCCTTTGGTAAAATACCAATTAGTAATAAATAAAGATACTTTGGTTCGAGTGTCTGAGTATATG